AGTTTCATCTGCCGTATCAAGCTCGTTTCTTACTACTATGGTGTAAGTTATACTCGCAGAGTCAGCGCTCATAGCCGTATGATCCGCAAAGGTTATAGTATTACCAGAGGTAGTTGGTGCAGAAGTTGCTAAGGTTATATTAGTATTAGAAGTTGATACTCTAAACTCACCTGCATTTAAAGTATCACTAGCAGTCTTGTTAGTTGCAGTTAAAGCCGTAGCACCTCTGAATACTTCTATGGCTGTTCCAGACCCCGAAAAACTAGTAACAGCGCCATCCTTATCAGCTGGCAATACATGAACTTCGTTAGACATTACTATATTAACAGTTTTGTCTGCATCTTTTAAAGACGCTATTGTTATAGAGTCTGTTGCAACAACTGTGTTAGTATCACTGTTTTCATATACTTGAACAACATAAGTATCTTGAGTACTTCCACTTATTGTAGCTGGAAGGTCAGTATCATCAGATCCTCCTTTTGTTATAGTCAAAGTGTTACTAGAACTAAGAGCAGTAAAAGTTCCTCCATTTTTATTAAACTTGTATCTAGGTGCTACAAAATTTTGAGCACTAGCTGTTAAGGTTAAAGTTGAAAACGAAGAACCATTACTTATTGGATTAGCACCAGAAGAATCATATATTAAAGAATAATCATTAGAATTTAACCTAACTGTTTTTGCGTCTGATCGTCTAGCATAAACAACAGCAGAACCCCAAGTTACGCTTGCACTGGTTTCGTTTGGACCTCCAGAAACAAGTCCAGAAACCCTGTAAATAATATCTCCATTTGTAGTTAAAGATTGAGAACTTTCTGACCATTGGTTTGTATTATCACTATCAGCAGTTATGCTAAGAGTGCTAGTAGTAAAGTTATAAGTAGCAGCTGCAATAGTACCAGTTGGATCCCATCTGTTAAGATAATCTGTAAGAGGAAATTTCCTATACATAACAACTTCTCTAACCGCTTCACCTTCAACTCTAGCAGGAGTAGACCAAGTATAGTTATCTGCGCCTACTGCTTTAGATCCAAAGGAAGACCATAAGAAGTCAGTTCCAGAGGGTACAGAGCTTGACCATCCTGTAGGAACGCCAGATGAAGCACTAGGTGCCGTAGGAGCAGTTGCATTTCTTATAAAAATAACATCAGTTGAAGCACCTGTTGCACCTGTTGCACCCTGCTTGGCCTTGCTAAGTGTCTGGCTTTTTACGTAGGTTTCATTACCGTCATTAGCTTCATTTCTAACCGTTATAGTATAAGGCAAAACAATTACATCAACGTCATCGCTCATAAGAGAATGATCGGCGAACACAAACTGTTTGTTAGTAGCGTCAACCGATGCCGCGCCCTCAGTTATATCTGAGTCGTCACCAACGGTAACTTTAAACTCGTTAGCACCTATAGTTCCCGTTGTAGGGCTTAATTGGGTAGATCCCCTAAATACTTCAAACAGAGTTCCAGAACCAGTATGACTGGTTACTACTCCGGCAGTACTGGCAGGGAGAATATGATTCTCGTTAGACATAACTATATTAACGATATTGTCTGCATCATCACCATCTGCTGCAGTTTTTATTTGAATAATATCTATAGAATCAGTAGCAACTACAGTGTTAGTATCCGTCGATTCGTATACCTCTACTAAATACGTAGTGCTAGTTGTAGAAGATATTGAACTAGCTAAATTCGCATCAGTTCCTGATGTAGTTAAATTTAAAAAACTATTAGTGCTTACCCCAGTAGCAGGAGTTCGATTAGCACCATCCTTTTTAAACACAAACCTAGGATTGTTAAAGTTTTGAGTAGTTGCTGTTAAAATTACTGAACTTGGCGAAGGACTTGCGCCGCTGCTATTATATATAACTGAGTAATCATTTGCAGTTAAATTAACAGTTTTAGCATTAGCTCCTGTTCCATCTACTCCGTCTGTACCTACAAACTTTTTAAAGGTTAATGTTTGCGATAATGAACTACCAGATGCTCGTATAGGTAAATCACTACTTATTAAGTCATTGCTGTTATTAATGTAAAAAGCAACAAATTCATTAGTTCCAATATCTAAACTTTGGGTATTATCAAGTTGATTTGGGCCATCTGCATAAATAGGTTGTATTTTACTAACTGTAATAAGGTTAAGACTTTGGGTAATATGTACTCTTTCTGATTTTAATCCTGTTATGTTTTTAGATCTTACAGAAAATTGATAATCCCCTGTTTTAAAACCAATAAGGTCAAATTCCGTTGTTACGCTGCTTCCTACTGGTCTGTAAGAAGTATAAACAGGGTTTCCATCGTTATCAATACCACCTGTGTCAGTTCTAACTTCTATAATATATTCTACAACAGAAGCGTCATCTGCTGCAGTCCAAGTAAGCTTGCCCGAGGAGGTTCCAGAAATATTAGCCGTGCTATCGTACTGCAAATTAGTAGGAGGAGCAACTACAAAATCAAAATCTGGTCTTACAACATAATCTAAGTCATTAGGTACGTTCCATGCAAGAACAGAAAAATCAAATTTGTAAGCTGAAATTTCAACCGAAAAGTCCGTTTTAATCTTTATAGACTCGACACGGTAAAGCTCGTTGCTAATGCCCATAGAGGGCATGTTTATTTTAATGTAGTCTCCAGGCTCAGTTTTAAGCCCCTCTTTATTAGCGGTAAAATTAATTGTGTGAAGAAATCTAGATTTTCTTACTTGTTGCTCTGCCAAAGCTTGCGCGTGATACTTACTAGTAACTCCATCTCCTTGAAGAGAAGTTGTCATTGGTTGGCTGTTATCTTCAGTTAAGTAAGTTTGATGTGTATTACTATTAGTAGGAGGCCAAGTAAAGCTATCATCTTTAAAGTTTTCAAACTCATTACTAAAGTTAACTGTTACCTGATTAAAACGATCTTTTGCAGAAGGAAAAGAAAGTTTAACTGATTCTCTAACTATGCTGTCTTCATCAAATGTTTGAGTAACTAAAGCATCTTGTTCAGTTTGGGTTTTAGGATAAGAAAGAATTAACTTGTATTTGCCTTCAGGCGTCCACACAAGGTCAGAAAGACCCATCGTGTTCATAATTCGCTCTATATTGTTTCTAATAGTCTCTTCCGTACTAAGCGTAATGTTACACTCATAGAGAGGAATAGTTGCCGTGGCAGGAGCCGTTATTACACTATAGCTAGCTGACAGATTAGGTGCCGTACCTGATTGAGTTTGTTGATATAAAGTATCGTCAGTCTCATCATAGTACAAATAATTAGCCATGTATGGCTCGATATCTTGAGTAGGAAAATCTAATTGAGATGTATAAGAAAAGATTGGTTTTACATCGTTAACTTCTCCCCCAATAGTAGCTCCGGTAAGCACAGGAGTGTCACACACATCAGCCGCGTTATAAAAAGATTCTAAGTCTACATCGTTAGCAGTAAGACCTCTTCCAAAATTATCGTTTAAAAGATAATCTAAAAGACAATAAGCAGGGTTGTTAGAATAAGAGTACGTAGAATTAAGAGAGTAGCTATAATTACCTACCGAACCTGTTCTAGTAATTGCCCTAACTTTGCGCCCTTTAACAATATACGCCATGCTGGGAATACCGCTATACTGTGGCTCATCTCTGTTTAATTTAAAAAAGTTAGTTACGTAAGCACAGTCAGTAAATCTATTAAGGCCAGAAAATCCAAAAGCAGTAGCAGTAGCATCAGCGGTCCCGCCATCTGTGTGAATTAAAAATCGATGATTGAAAGAAGATTTGTTTTCTTTCATTTCTTTAGTATAGCCTCGATAATCAATTTCATTTACGAGTATGTGTTTAACGCCTTCTATGCCGCCATGACAAAGTGCGGTTTGAACCCCAAGGAATTCGTTTTTACTACCAGTCTGAGGTTCACTCCCAAAAGCAGTAGCAAGCACTTGATCTGCGTTTTCTGTTACAGAAGGATACGAGGATCTAACTTTGTAATTACAATGGATACCGCCTACTCTTTGTTTTCCGTAAACAACGGGTAGAGGTGCTGCTGTGCCTGAAATGGTAAACTTTTGACCTTTTCTTTTGTCAGCATCTGCCTCCATTTTTTTCTTCATTTTTTCGTGCTGTTTTTGCTGATAAGCAGCCGAAGCTACATTAATTAACGCAAGTGTAATACTGATTGGATCTACACCCATTATACTTTCCCCCACTTAATATTAATTTCGCTATCTTCATAAAGACTATCAAAAG